TGGAGGTAATTTTTTATGCGCCGACGGCTATTTCTACAAATAAACATCCCGTTTGGTTCCTCGATCCGGGAGATATCGTTTCGTTTGAGGAGGGTGATTATTTTACATTTGTAAGCAGATCTGCAAGCATTCACTATTTCGACGGAGCGCCGTATTTTTATGGCGGCGAAGATTTAGGTGCATATAGAATTAATGGATTTACCTTGCCAGAATATGGAACATTTGGCGTGGGACAGCTTGATAATATTTCGTATAATATGACTTATTACTTGAAAAACAACCTTCCAGATGTGACGCTAATTGATTTGCTAAAAACTTATGCGCATATTTACAATAGGTTATTATTTTATGATACAGAGGAAAATAAATTTTCTTTTTTTGATGGAAATTTTACCAACACGCCAATATCGCTTGACGAAAGAATAATCAAGCTGACTGACGTAAAAAGGACTATCGGAACATTTGCCCAAAAAAACAAGGTCGTGTGCGACAGCGAAGACTACGTACTTGATGTAAATAAATATGGTTTCTTTTACAATATTTCTAACGAGACTATAGAAAAAGAAAAAACAATCATAAACATACCATTTTCGGAAGGAAATATTTTATCAGAAGGTTCAGTACAATATGTTAAACTGTCAGACTTAGAATATACGGGTAGCGAGTGGAAGGTCGTTGCTAAAACGCCAACAATTGCAATAGCAGGAGACCAGCCGTATATGACCAGAATAAGGCAGTTGGCTCCTGCCAACGATATAAACGAAATATTTGAAATAAGCACAACGCTAAACATTAGCGTTCAAATGTATCTTTTTGAATTTCTACAAATAAAGCCAAAGGATGTTTTTTTAGTTAGGGGCATACGCTACGCATATTTTTCAGCAACGTGGAATAAAAATATTGCCAATTTAGTTTTAATTAAAATCAAATAATTATGGCACGAGAAGATAATTTAATCCCTGCCAAAAAAGGAGAAGTTAGAAACCCCAAAGGGCGACCAAAAGGAAGCCGTAACCGCTCAACGATTGTAAAATATTGGTTAGAGATGACGAAAAAGGGTAGGAACCCAATCACCGAAATGGCGGAGGTGTTGGAGATACAAGACTTTATGACGTTGGTACAAATTGTAAAAGCATTGAAAGGAGACTTAAACGCTTATCGTGAACTTATGGATAGTGCCTACGGAAGAATTGAAAATAACGTCAAGTTAAATGCCAACGTAAACAGCTCGCAAATGAGCCAAGAGGAGTTTTTAGAAAATTTAAAACGTTTTAAGGAATGATTTCATTTCGGCTATTTTGTATCGGAACAGACCCTCTGTTTTTTAAACACAGGGCGTTGCTGCTTGATGTAGCCGACAAATTAGAAGCGTTTTTTTTTAACCCTTCTCAAAAGGTTTTAAATCTTTCGATGCCGCCACGAATGGGCAAATCTTATTTATCAACCTTATTCAGCGTGTGGGCTTTTGCTCAAAAATTCAATGGGCAAACAAAGATATTCCGTGTTTGTGCCGAAAATTCATTATATCAGGATTTCAGTAAGCAGACGCAATTTCTTACTGAAAAGATGAGCGGAATATTTGGCTTTGATGCTATCAGCGGAACAATTGACCGTTGGTACATCGGAGAATGCACGCTGCCGCATTTCTTTGGTGGCGGTTTTGGTGGTAACATAACAGGTCGTGGCGGTAACATAGCGATATTTGATGATATGTACAGAGGTTATACAGATGCCATATCGGCAGCTTATGACCGAGACCTTGACTTTTTTCTGCAGTCCGTTGTTCGTGGTCGCATGGAGGGAGACAACTATAAAATTATAAACGTTGGTACTCGTTGGACTGCAAACGATTGGTTCAGTAAATTTGTTCCGGATGTTGAGATTTTAATCCCGGCAATAAACGAAAAAGGTGAATCTATTTGCGAAGCGTACAAATCAACGCAAGAACTTTATGCGATAAAAGAAACACTGCAGGACTATATATGGGCTGCTCAATTTATGCAGATGCCAACGGCGCAAGGTAGGCAAAGGTTATTTTATGGCGATTATTTCACATTTGGAAATGAAAGCGATATTCCGGCAACCGCTCGATACTTTACAGTTATTGACCCTGCCTCTGATTTTGGTAAAGATTATTTCGTCGCTGGTTTATACGCCAAATATAGGGGTCAATGTTGGCTTGTGGATATGTTTGCTGAGCAGTCGGCTACGTTGTCAGATGTCGCAAAGTGGTTAGGCGAAAATAACACACGTTATCGATTTATTGAGACAAACGGCATGGGGCAAAATATACGCCAACGACTTGAAAGAGATTACAGGCTGTTCTGCATACCATTTTCGACAAATAAAGACAAATATTCACGTGCATGGATGGCTTCTGAGTGGATACGTGATAGCTTAACCATTTGTAATTTCTCTAAAAAAGAACTACTTTTGCAGCAAGCATCTGATTTTCCAACGTCTGAACATGACGATTTAATCGACAATGTGGTTATGGCTTATGAAAATTTTAATAAATTATAAAAAAAAATTTGGAAACATAAAAATAATGTGTTATATTTGCTGCGGTTAAGTTTTGCGTTTTAAAACATAATTAAAAGAATAAAATGAAAATATTATTAGAAACAGGCAGCCATAATACTACAGATGCGCAACAAGCGCAAACTGTACCACAAGATGTTCAGGATGCTATGTTTAATCCTGTTGCATCAAGCGGTGATGTTTCAATAATAGACATGCTCGGTCGTATCTCAAATGCAAAATATAAAAAAGCTGTTGAAGTGCTTTTGCTTCGTGAGATTTTTTCAGGGATAAAGAAAATAGTCTTTTTTTCTAAAACAGAAAATCAAAAAGTGCAGCAAATAGCCGAATGGCTGAACACAAACTACGTAGATATATTCAAAGTGATTTATTCTTATGGCGTTTTGCCTTTGAATTTTAGCATTAAAAATGAAGTGATGTCTATCACATTAATAAAAAAACCTGCCGTTCGGGTAATAGACGACACTTTAAAATGCTCAAATGCTTCTGTGGCTATTTTTGCCGACGAGATGCAACTTGTTGGCGTGCCGCTTAAAACGCTTCTTCGCTCTTTAATAAATGACATTACCGAAATTATTTCACGTGATAGCCAAATTAATAAAAATTTAGGTCTTTTGGGCATCGTTTCTCGTGGTGGGACTGGCGGAAATGGCGTGTTGATGGAAGGAGATATGGAGAAGATAGAACAACGATTGAACAGCAGAGGAGAAGATTTTTTCGGTCTGATAACCTCTGAAAGTGATTTGCGTTTCTTAAAGATAGAACTGCCAATAGCACAACTTCAACTTTCCGAAAAGCTACAACAAAAGCTGCAATTAGCTTGTGCTGTTTGCGGAGTGCCTTATATTTTGCTAAATACTGGCGGAAACATGACGTACGAAAACCAAACAGAGGCACGGGTTAAGTTTTACGAAACGACAATCAAGGCTTTTGCTGAAATTATGTTGGAGGCAGGACGTAAGCTTATAAAATCAATGCCGGAAATGGTTCATAGTTCCGACCTTGACTATAACATTGAGCAACAAACAATTAAAACAACTGCATAATGAAAAAATTATTTGCAAACTTTCTTCTGAAAGAGAAAGGAAAAGAATTAACGTACACGGAGGACAGCGATAATTTCATTATAGAATGTGATGCCGCCACGTTCAATGTGTATAACGAAAATTCACAAAATTGGCTTCCTCGTTCGTTCGACCAATGTTTGAAAGAGTTCTACGGCGATAGTCTAAACGTCGTTTGTGGCATTGAACACAAATTTGATGGCTTGCCTATTGCTGTCTTTGAGCGTATTCAAACGAATAGCGAAAAAATGTCCACAACACTGCGCATTCCCAAATCAATCAAATTTAATTTGGAATATACGATACCAGCAATTAAAGAAGGTATTTTGCAAGGTCTATCAACGGAAGGTTGGTTTGAGGATTACACGTTTACTGAAAATGGGATAGAGGTCAAGAACGGCTTCCTCGCTAAAATTGACTTGGTGAGCATACCTGCCGACCGGGAGGCGAGGTTTAAAAACACAATCATAGAATTAGAAGAACAAACTAAAGAACAAAAACCTAATATAATCAATTTGTTATGAAAAAATGGGTATCAAGTACGGATGTTGAAGCCGTCAAAGAAGAAAAAAAAGATATAGAGGTAGTAAATGTTGTTCAGGTCATCGAACCGGAGCAAACGCAGAAACCTCAAATTGTAGTAAAAAAAGTTATTAACAAAAAAAAGGGTAAAAAATGAAAAAAGAAACCTTGAAAAAGTTTGCGAATGCTTCGGTAAAAGCTAAAACAAAACGCCTTTACCAAAATGTAACTGCCGAAGAAGCACGGCAGTCGTTGGAGGCTGAAATTTCAGCCTTAGAAGAACTCGTTTCTGCTCTTGATGGAGAACAAGACGATTCAGAAGTGGTTAAAATGGTGGAAGAACAACGCAAAGCACTCGAAGATTTACGTAAATCTTTGGAGGAAAAGATTGCTGAAATCAAATCTGCTGCTCCTGCTGCTGAACCATTTGAAAATGGTCGCCAAAAATTCGCTAATGCTTTAGAAAAAGCAGTTAAAGCTGGTTTGGAAGCGCAACAAACAATCGCGAAAGTACGTTTTGCGAATGCTAACAACGCCAATTTCAACGTGCCTTATTATGATGAGGAGATTACGTTGGAAGATAGACCATTGCCGTCTTTCTTAGAAGCTTGCCGCCAAATTCCGATGGGCGGAGAAACATCTGTCGTTTGGAATGAAGTTGCATCAGGCACAAATGTTGCCGCAATCGTTGCGATTGGCGGTGATAAGCCCGTAAAAACAAACAGCACGTCTGCTGCTACAGCTGGAGCTAATACGTTGGCTGAAATTGTTAAATTGCCTGTTCAGTACAAAAACGCTGCTCCTGTTTTAC